TTCTCTATGACCTTATCCTTATCATCTATGACGGATTGTAGGTATAATATGTAATCTTCTTTGGTTTCTACTTCGGTTGCTTTCATTTTACTATCACCTTTATGTTATATTCTCTCTCTATGTCCTCTATGGTCTTTGGTGTATATTCTATTGTCTTTATGTTATAGAATCGTGGGTCATTTGGTTCTATATGGGTGAACCAATTGTTTGTGGTGACTTCTTGTCCTGCGTATATTAGCATATTGTTTTTACTCTTGGTTTATCTAACCTATAGAAGAAACCTCTCCATCTCTTTACTATATGATAGCCTTCAAAGGATATATCACCGGTTTCTATTGTAGTTCTATATCTCTGTGCAGGTGTATATCTAAGGAAATATCTATCATTTACTCTGAAAAATAGATAACCTCTTAGCATTGCTTCAAGGGTCTTATTCATTACCAGTTCTCGGGACCTGTGACTGGTACTGTTATAGTGGCATCACGTCCATGTAGGTGGGTTGAATACTCTAGGTCTAGTGTATAACCTATACCGGAATTGGAGGTCATTATCAGTTCAAAGACTGATATCTCATGTTCTTGGACAATGGCATTGATTATCTCAAGGTCTTTGGTGTTAAGGTGTATTCTGTTCATGGGAAATCAATCGGGTTATCGGTGTTGGTGTAATGAACGGGTTCTGTAATCCATGCGGGCTTAGGTACTTCAACTGCCCAATGCGTTACTGTCCAGTCATCAATACAGGTGTCGGGATTCAGGTCAGGCGCAGCGACATTCTGTACCATCATACCGCACCAATGCGGATAGTATGCCTTGAGGATTTGTTTCTCTGACCATATCTCATCTACGTGCTGGCCGAATTCACCAGGAAACGATATCTGGTAGTACTTCATTCATTATCTTTCAACACCGTTTTCATTAGGTCTTCAGGTGTAAACTTAATGGCAGGTTTGGCCATGATATCAACAATGGCCTCATTCATTGACTTGGCAGGTTTTACTGATACTTTACGCATTTTCTGTGAATGGTTATCAGGCAGCATCCAGTCAGGAAAATCTACCTCATCCGGTTCACCCCAATGATTCATCGTTTTTCTTTCCATACATTAATTGCATTGCATCAAAGCAACAATCATCAATCGGATTATGTTTCGTTACATGTATTGCAGGGTCAAATGCATCAACCCATGGCGGTGTCTCAACCGTCACGTATCCGTTCATTGTACCATACAGGAAATCTACAGCGGTGCGGACATCACGCCATCGAGCATATGGAAAAATCGGTGTCAGTCCAATCTGTTCTTCTATGTCATCCATTACTAACTGGTCTAGATTACCACGTGCCCATACCCAGCACTTGTCATCATTCTTAGTCTTTGCCCAGTCTCGCATTGACTCATACCCGTCCTCGAATTTTACGTCAATGTCAGGATTCGGTCTAAATGACTTGTTCTTTACATTCTCGCATTGTTTCGACCACCAGTCCATTGTAGACTTGGTCGTAGTTCTATCAAGTCTCTTCATCTGGTCAATTACATCAAACTTGGCAAAAAATGCATCATCATACATTTGTTTGTATGACGGTGTTTCATCGGGATTGAAATAGATACAACCCATTGATAGAATGACTGAATTGCTGCGCTTGCCTAGTGTCTCAACGTCAAATATAAACATTATTTAATATCCTTATTCAGGTCTGCGGTGTCTTTGTCTTCACGTACTTCAAGGAATACAGGCAGGAACAACGACTGCTCGCCTTGTTTGTTTGTAATACGTGCATTGTATTTTACGGCAATAATCTTGCCAATGACCTCATCACCAATATTGGTACGATGGTCATCATTAAAGCCAGAACCAACTGATACCTTTACAGTACCATCTTCGGATTCTAACAGCAATGCACCCATCATGCCTTCATACTTACCGGTGCCTGCCTGTATGCCAACACATTTCAGGTCACATTCTAGTTCACCTTTAAACTTAATCTGTGATTTCGTGCGTTTGTCTTCCCAAATACCATTCAGGTCTTTAAGAATAATACCCTCTTGTCCATCCGCCAGATAGGTCTCAAACAATACATTGGCATCATCAATCGTATTGACAATATTGCTCTGCACCATTGAAACCTTTTCTGGTTTACGTTCAAGCATCAACTCTAATGAATTGATACGTGTGGAATATGGCACTTTACATACACCAGAAATGAAATCATTGTATGGTATAACGTCCCACACGGTTGCACGAATCTTATGCGCTTCAAGGTCACTAATGGTGCCTTTGCTTGCTTTGTTTAGAATGCCATTGCCTGTCTGGCGGTCAAGAATAATGCCCTTATCGCTGACAATCAACTCACCATCAAATACACATTCAACGCCTTGTGACAATATAATAAAATCCTTGTCAAGGTTGCCAAGCAGGTTCAATTCTTTACCATTACGTGAACGATACTCAACTGTGCCATTACGAATGATAGCATTGAACCGCATACCATCCATCTTCAATTGCACTAGAGCAGGCCATTTAATCTTGTCAACAAGTTTCTGCTCATACTGTGAACACAACATGCAAGGATAGTCCATAACCAGATTTGGCCATACTTTGTTGGCTGTTGATACTGATACACCACAACGTAGGTCTTTTTGAATGATTTTCTCAATCACTTGAGCATTATCATCACTCAGCGATGAAAGTGTCTCGGTAAGGTGTGCAATTGCGGCATTGCCAGTCACCATACGGGATGCCAATGGGAACAATCGGTTCAACCCGTGTTCAAGTTCCATTGTAACCTGACCTGTAGTATAGGCAGGAATCTTACGTTGATAGAATTGGGTCATTGGGTCAAGAGCAAGGCGTACAACCTCACGCAAGACCTCGTTATCGGCATGCCTGTTCAACAGGTCTATTTTATAATTGCGACCATCATCCGATGCCAATTCATTTAGAAATACATTCACATTCATACATCACCAATTTTCCGTTTTGTCCCATTCATTATAACGGTCTAATAGGTCATTGTCAAGCATATCTGGAATGTTTACCGCAAAGTCTTCCGCACTTACCTCGTCCCAAGTCAACCCCTGATTCATTATGGTTGCCATACGACTGGACTTTGCCGCTGTTGCTTGCCCTTCAGGTGTTTCATAGTACTTCTTTGCCGCAATTCTACGGGCATTTTTATCTTCTTCGGTATGCTCACGTACATTACCGCAAGAACGGGAACAGAAAGGTCCTCGTTTTGTGTGTTTAGTCCCGCATTGTGGGCAAACCTTTTCAGCTGGCATCTAGGTATCGTTCTTTAATTGCTGTTGAAATATCAAAATTTTCATCATCAATTAGGTCATCGGTGAATTGCATAATGTCTTTCACCACCATTCTATAGAATGATTCGAGGTTCTCACCACCAACATCGGGGTAGTGACTGCCGCCTGCCTGTAAGGCAAAATGTTTTGCTACTGAATTCATCTCTAATCCTAACATTCAAGGTCTATATGGCGACCTTTATCTAAATCTAAACGTAGATTTCTACTCACACGTTCTGCTATAATCTGGTCCAATCTACGGTCTTCAATCTTTTTAGTATAATCTTCAGTTCGTTGTTTTTCTAACCGATGCTGTTCCAGATTATACTTTATAACACTCTGTTCTGCTCTTGATATTTTCATTATGCTTGCTCATGCCTCAAGTGAATTACTGGATTGTTCATAATGTAATTCTTTCTGGTCAAATCGTTTTTCTTGGATAGTGGGTTCGTTGAAGAATTTGCGTGGATTGCCGCACATTACACAATTAGAATCACCGCACGTGGTTGCCGAATGTTTTGCAAGTCGGTGTTCTTCGCCTTGTTTAATGGGCATACCATGTGCCTTTGCTATCTTTACCTGTTTCTTAACATAGGTCTCTTTTTGAAGGATGCGTTTAGAATGTTTTGCTCTGGTGATTTCGTCCATAATGTTCTCCTTGTTGACAGTATAACTCAATTGAAGGTCGTGGTCAATAGGCGTTGCACACTATTGCCGAAAACAAAAAACCCTGCACTAGGCAGGGTTATAATTTATGAATCAGTCTTGCATCTTTGTTCATTATATAGTTAATAAAGATAACGGCTTCTTCTTCACTAGTAAAATACCGAACCACCGTCTGTGAGGTGTATATGGATACAAAGGTGAGTAAAATATTAAGGTCACGATGGGTGGAAAATTTAATAAGCCACCCCTCATGGACCACAGGATGAAAGGACTTTAGATTTATCATCAAGTCCTTTATCAACAATGATTTTATCTCAAACTGAGGAATTTTATTCATACCATTATGTATAAAATCCTCAATTCGATGGTTACAAAATACCTCTGCGTTGAAGAATGTCCATCTTTTGTTTTAAGTCCACATAATCACGAGCTTCTGCCAAATATCCTGCAATTTCCACTCTATAATCAGGTGTAAAGGTTCGTTTGACCCATTCCCAAAAGGTTTTCTGTTCAGACATTATGCTGCCTTTGCAGTTTTAACCTTTTCAAATGCAGTCTTTGCTGCAATAACACTATAATCGGCAACTTCTGTGGCTGAACGGTTAATTTGTTTTGTGAATGTGCGTTGTGCTTCAACGAATTCTTTTAGTGGTGCGGCAATCTTATCATCAAACACGAAAGTTTCGATGAATTTGTTCTTTGCATCCTGTACGGCATCAATGAACAGGTTAGTATAAACCAATGAGTCAATCTTAGACATGGTAATCTCCTTAGACGATTAAATTAATAGAACAGGCCTCACTTTGAGCACCTGTCCTATTATATATGTTGCGATGCAACAAAATCTAAGTGTTTATACTAGTATGCCACATCTATTTCACCTGATGAAATTAATCCAATGCATCTTCATATCTCATCTTGGCAAGAATATAATCCTTAACAAGTGAAGAACGCACGATATCATCAGCAGTAAACTCAATTTTGGTAAATGCCTTCATATGCATGGCAATATCAAAGAATTTAAGAATGCCCGACACATCATTTCTTTTCTTGTTCAAGTCTGTTTGGCGGTAATCACCACACCAGATAATCTTTGAACGATAACCAACACGGGTCATAACTGTATCAATTTCTTCATAGGTCATGTTCTGCATCTCATCTACAATAATGATTGCATCATCAAAGGACATACCACGAATGAATGATGTTGAAATGAATTCTATGTGGTGTTGTTCTTCTAATCTATCCCATGCATCACGGCGACCAAACAAAGTCTCGCAGATTTGTCGGTAAGGTTGTTGATAAATTTCCATCTTCTCATTCACATCACCAGGTAAATGACCAATCTCACGTGATTGTACCGCAGAACGTACAACAATAATCTTGGTGAATGGGTTAGATTTGTCCATGACCTCTTCAATTGCTTTATACAATGCACAAAAGGTTTTACCTGTACCTGCAACACCATGTAGTGCTACAAAGTAATCACCTTGTTTATATGCATCAAAGAATTTCTTTTGATTATCAGTCAATGGTTGGAATGTTTTAAGGTCATCGAGCCTCAGTTTGAGGTGATTGGTTGTGCTTTTGTATGCGGTTGCTTTGACTTCCACATCGGTATTGGCAGATGATTTGCGAGCCATAGGTTTCCTCTTTGGTTTAACCGTATCGTGTTGATATCTCATAATTTGTTGATTACGTGAGCCTTGTGAATCTTACAAGATACCCATTTGTTGTAGTAATCATCAGTAAGTAACGAATCCCTAATGAAAATCTCCTTTGTTTCTCTGTATGAACATTCAGACCTTGATTTGCACAAGTATAGAATGGTTCGTGTAAAGTTATCATCACCAAGTGCTTTGACGTCCGCTTTCAATTCATCTGAGGACGACCAATAGTTCTCCCATCCTGAAGATAGGCGAACCTTTTTCTTTTTACCCTTGATTTGGCGTGTGCCTGCTTTGGTAAAGAATTTCTTACCAATGTAACGGCGGTTGGTGGTGAGGTTGACAATCTCATAGACAAATCCATAAGAATTGCCAACATCTTCTTCTTTAAATGGTTGACCGTTATAAGACCAATCAGATTGTTTCGTCATCGCCACAGTCTGATTCATCAACTAATAGATACTCTCCACAAAATGGACAATGTATCGGGTCACAATCACATACATCTCTATCGTATGTTATTTTAAACTGATTATCGCAGTTTTCACAATTATGTACTAAGACAGTCATAGTTCCTCCTATGACTATCTATCCATTAATTACACCAAGATTGTTTTGCATCACCAAAATATTCACGTGCAAAGCCGTTAGCAATTAATTGGGAACGTAAACTTTGTCCGTTTAGAATGATATCACCCAAGACACGACCACCGAATTTATCCCAACCATATAGAATGACTTGTCGTTGCTGGCTGGCGTTAATGAGACCTTTAGTGAAAACGGAAGCGGCTTCGCCTCGTTGCTTTTCGCTGTCGC